TGAACGTGCCCACAAATTACGTATTAAAAAGAAAACAAGCGACGGTAGCTCTCCGTTTTCTAGACCGCGTAATAAACATGACAAAAGAAATTTTAAAAAATATAGGGGTCAGGGTAGATGAGCTTCAAGCTGTCTGAAAGAAGTTTAAGCAGGTTAAAAGGTCTGGACCCTAAACTTATTGATGTAGTAAAAAAAGCCATAACCATAACAAAAATAGATTTTGGGGTTTCGGAAGGTTTAAGAACTTTAGAGCGTCAAAAAGAGTTGGTGGCTAAAGGTGCTAGTCAAACTTTACGAAGCAAACACATAGGCGGAAAAGCGGTTGATTTGGTAGCTTACATAGGACCAAGAGTTAGTTGGGAATTAAACTTATATGACGACATAGCGGATGCTATGCGTCAGGCGGCTAAAGAATTAAATGTTGAATTACGTTGGGGTGCAGCGTGGCATCGCAACCTAACTGATTCTGATATTACCGCTGAAGAACTAATGCATGAATATATAGATTTACGTCGTTCACAGAATAGAAGACCCTTTGTAGACGCTCCTCATTTCGAACTTGCATAAAAAACTATCTTATCTTGTATAAGATATGATAAGATAATCTACGATTTTATTAGATAATATGCGAGGTGAGATGGATGAGATATATGTAGCGGAAGCAGTGTTTAGAATTATTCGTGATCGACGCGCTGGAATTGTAGATTTATTGCAATACGGCAACGTTAAATCAATGGAACAATATCGTGAACTTATGGGAAACATGGATTCCTTAAATCACGTAGAACAGGAACTCAAGGGCCTGCTAGAAAAACAGGAGCAATCTGATGACTGAAGAAGTAAAGCAAGAAGCAACGCCTAACTTGGCGGATGCTTACAGTGATAAACCCGTTTTAAATCCAGAATTAATAAACAAGTCGTTGTTGGAGCGCATGCCGCAACCAACCGGATGGCGCATATTAATTCTTCCTTATAAAGGCAAAGCTAAGACAGAAAGCGGTATTTTCTTACCGGACGAGGTTCAAGAGAAAAAACAAATATCTACGCAAGTAGGATATGTGTTGAAAGTCGGTCCTTTAGCTTACAGAGATCAAGAAAAATTTCCATCAGGCCCGTGGTGCCAAGAAAAACAATGGGTGATGTTTGCCCGTTATGCTGGTTCGCGGTTTCAAATAGACGGTGGAGAAGTAAGAGTTCTTAATGACGATGAGATTCTTGCAACAATACTTGATCCAGAAGACGTTCATCATTTATAAGGAGTAGATAATGGTTGAAAATGAAGAAAAAGAGTTTGAAGTAGAAGAGGAACCGAGTACTGAGGTTGAAGTTCCTGAACAAGAAGATGATTCAGTAGAAGCGTCGGATAATACCAATGATTCCGACGACCAGTTTAAGAAAGCGGAATCTGCGACACAAAAACGTATAGACCGCTTGACTAAAAAAATGCGGGAGGCTGAACGACGAGAGCAAGAAGCAATTAATTATGCTCGAAACGTACAGACAGAGGCCGAACAGTTAAAACAACGCATGAATAACTTAGACAGCAGTTATGTTTCTGAGTTTAGTACGCGAGTTACCGCTCAAATGGATCAAGCGGAAAATGAGTTAGCTCGTGCTATGGAGCTTGGAGACACAAAAGCTGCTGTCGAAGCACAACGCAAAATAACAGCTTTAGCCATTCAAGCGGATCGAGCGGAACAAGCTAAATCGGAACAAGCTAGACATGCTCAACAAGCCCAGCAATATGCTGAATACCAGAGACAACATGTTCAGCAACCGGCACAGCCTAAGAGACCCGATCCAAAGGCGGAAAAATGGGCTTTAAAGAATAGCTGGTTTGGAGACGATCAGGCTATGACTTATGCTGTTTTTGGTATTCACAAAAAACTTATTGAACAAGAAGGGTTTGACCCTCAGAGTGATGAGTACTATACTGAACTAGATCGGCGAATGGCGGACGAGTTTCCGCACAAGTTGAAAAGTCAAAGTAAACGTCCAGCCCAGACGGTTGCTTCTGCTTCAAGAACAGCTACAACTGGGCGCAGTGGGAGAAAGGTTAGACTCACCCCTAGCCAAGTCGCAATAGCGAAAAAATTGGGTGTGCCACTTGAAGAATACGCGAAATACGTGAAGGAGTAATAAAGATGACTGAAGAAACTAAAATCGATAGAAGCTCCCGCGCAAGTAAAACTAGGGAGAAACAGGCTGTGCGTAAGCCTTGGGCTCCACCCTCTGTATTAGATGCACCACCTGCACCTGACGGCTACAAACATCGATGGATTCGTGCTGAGTCACGAGGATTTGATGATACAAAGAACGTCAGCGCAAAGCTTAGGGAAGGTTATGAACTGGTTCGTAAAGACGAATATCCAGATTTTGAAGGTCCCGTAGTTGAAACAGGTAAATATTCTGGTGTATTTGGACAGGGAGGGTTGATTCTCGCTCGAATTCCTGTTGAGACCGTTGCTGAACGTACTGAATACTTCAAAAGTAGAAGTAAAGATCAGATGGATGCAGTGGATCATGACATGATGAGAGAGAACGCCCACTCAACCATGACGATTACTAAACCTGATCGTCAATCTCGTGTAACTTTTGGTGGTCCGAAAAAATAATGAGGACTGCCCCTTTTAGGAGAAAAATATCATGGCAAATGCAACAACCGCCTATGGTCTTCGTCCTATCGGGCTAGTTGGAAGCGGTGCGAACTCTACAGGTGTAACTGAGTACGAAATCGCTTCTAACAATACTAATGCTATTTTTCAGTACTCTATCTGCGTTCCTACAGCAGCTGGTGTTATTGATCAAGCTGGTGCCACAGATGGTGGAACTACGCAAGCGTTAGGTGTCCTAATGGGCGTACAGTACCAAGACTCTGTACAGAAAAAACCTGTATGGTTAAACTACTGGCCTGGTTCGGCCTCTGTTAGCGTTGACACTAACTATCCAGTTAAAGCCTTCGTAGCAGATAACCCTAACCAACTTTTCAAGGTCGCTTCAGACGCTTCCCTAACAGACCGTGCAACGGCTCTGGCAGCAGTGTTTGCTAACGCTTCTCTTGGAACCTCCGCACGAACTGGAAGCACCGACAACGGTAATTCTAATAGTGCTCTTAGCGTTTCTTCAATTGCAGTAACGGCAACACTACCTTTGCGTATTGTTGGCATTATGGATGATGTAGCAAACAGTGATTACACTGCTGCTGGTATTCCACTTATTGTTAGATTAAACGCACATTTCAACGCCGGAACCCGTAGGTTTGATTCACAAACCACTGCGGATTCAACCGGTCTTTAAGGAGGGTTAAACCATGGCTATTTCTCGCGCACAACTGGCGAAAGAGCTAGAACCCGGCCTTAATGCCTTGTTCGGGCTCGAATACAACCGTTACGAAAATGAGCATGCTGAAATCTTTGAAGAGGAGTCATCTGACCGCGCTTTCGAAGAAGAAGTAATGCTTGCTGGTTTCTCCACAGCACCTGTTAAAAATGAGGGTAATGCCATCAGTTTTGACGATGCTCAGGAAACATTTACAGCTCGTTACACACACGAAACTATCGCACTTGCATTCTCGATTACAGAAGAGGCTATCGAAGATAACCTTTATGATCGTCTTGCATCTCGATATACAAAGGCTCTTGCACGTTCAATGGCCCAAACAAAGCAGATCAAGGCAGCAGCTATTTTGAACAATGCGTTCAATACTAGCTTCCCTGTCGGTGATGGTGCAGCTCTTTGCTCATCCGCTCACCCTAGCTTGTCTGGAAACCAGCGTAACGTATTGACTGTAGCAGCTGACCTCAACGAGACCTCTCTTGAGCAGATGCTTATTGACATTGCAGGTCTTACCGATGAGCGTGGTCTAAAGATCGCTGTTCGTGGAACAAAGTTGATTATCCCTAAAGAATTGCAATTTATTGCAGAGCGGGTTATTAACTCAAACCTACGTTCAGGAACTGCTGACAACGACACTAACGCAATGAAGAACATGGGTATGATTCCTGATGGCGCAGTGGTTAACCACTTCCTAACGGATACAGACGCATTCTTCATTAAGACAGACGCACCTAACGGATTCAAATACTTCAACCGTTCGCCAATTAAAACGGCAATGGAAGGAGATTTTGATACTGGAAACATGCGATTCAAGGCACGAGAGCGTTACAGCTTTGGTGTTTCTGACTGGCGTTCTGTTTTTGGTACTCCAGGTGCTGCATAAACCATTGTAATATAAGACAAAATTTTATATTAAAGGTTGGGAAAGGGATAGGTAAAACTATCCCTTTCTTTTTGTTTAAATTTTTTGTATGCTATAGGTAACCTGACAGTTCGCATGGTGCGACTGACATTTGCCAAGACAGGAGATAAAAATGGCTACTACTACTTTTTCGGGTCCGATTAAGGCTGGATCTGTTCGCGAAGGCGCATCTGCTAACGTCGGTTTTGTTCTAATGGCACAAAGTGCAAACGTTGTTTTCGGTGCAAATGGCACAGAAACCGTTGTTGCAACACTACCTGCCAACAGTCAAATTTATCAAATCGCTGTTGATGTAACGACTGCATTTGATGCAGGAACAACCAACACGTTTGATATTGGTGATGGTTCAACAGCAGATCAATACGCTGACGCGCTTGCAGTTGGCAGTGCGGCTAGAGTTCTTGCTACATCAGACGTGTCTCAGATCCCAAATCTGATTGATATCGGTTCTTCTGATGTAAATGTGACAGTTACATATAACCAAACTGGAACTGCGGCTACCGCAGGTGCAGCTACGGTAACTGTTCTTTATCTACAGAACAACAACCTCTCTTAAAGGGTAACTCATGGCTAATTCAGACGTAAAAGCAAAACGTCTGACCGGGACAGGCTCGGCTTCAGTAGGTCGAGCCCGGCTCCGCCAGGTTCAGGTATTGACTGGTGCGGGTGCTGGACGGTTGACTTTGACGGATGGGAGTGGGGGATCAACAGTTCTTGATATTGATTTCTTAGCTTCAGATTCTCACTCGGTCAACATTCCAGACGAAGGTCTTTTGTTTACTAGTGATATTGAAATTGCTACGGCTACTAATATCACCGCTATGACTATATTTTATAGTTAAGGGGTACCGATATGGCTCGTGAAGTAAGTTCTATTTCTCGTGTAGGTACTTCTGAACCATTTGAGCTTCAAACCTCTCGCAGCCAGATCTCATACCATAATACCCTGTTCAAGTACGGGTATAACCCTGCAATTCTGAACGCCGAAGAAACCATTTGGGATGCGGGTGGCGTCTACGCTTATCCCGGATCCGCGGTGGCCATGACGGTTACTTCGGCCAGTGGTGCGACGGACTCTGGCGTTACCGTCTTGATTTCTGGCTTGGATGCTAGCTATAACGAGCTAGAGGAAGAAGTCACCCTAAACGCCAGCGGGACAGCCACAACAACGGGTCTGTTTCTTCGCGTCTTCCGGGCATACGTTAGCGGAGCCACATCTCCGGCTGGCAATATCACAATAGCCAATGGCGGAACGACGTATGCTCAGATCAGCGCCGGTGAAAACCAGACCCTGATGGCGGTATACACCGTCCCCGCCGGAAAAACCCTGTACATTAGCGAGGGCATCGCTACGCACGGCACAGGAACTTCGGGCGGCGTGTTTATGACCGTTCGCTTTCTTGTAAAGCCGTTTGGCGGTGTGTTCCGCACACAGGTTAAGCTGGATGTTGTGGAAAGTCAGATTTACTATCCTTTTGCGTATCCGATTAAGGTGACGGAAAAGTCGGACGTAGAAGTCCGGGGTATCTGTAACAAGAACCAGAGTAACGCTTTGTCGGCGTCTTTTAACGGCGTTCTAGTAGACAACGGAGGTAACCTCTAATGGCTACGACCAAAAACGTTAAACGCCTGCCGTCTGGCCGTATTAGTTACCGGGGAGAGACTTTTGCTGGATATAACAAACCCAAAAGAACACCAAGCGGACCAAAAAAATCTGCTGTCTTGGCTAAAAAAGGCGATCAGGTTAAATTGGTTAGATTCGGTGATCCAAATATGTCTATTAAAAAAGACCAACCAAGCCGTCGAAAAAGCTTTAGAGCGCGTCACAGTTGTGACACCGCCAGCGACAAGTTTTCAGCACGGTACTGGTCCTGTAAAGCATGGTGATAATATGAGCCCAGAAGAAGTTTTAGCTAAACTAGCCCACCACGAAGAAAAGTGTGATCTTCGGTATCAACGCATTGAAGATCGTTTAGACGACCATAAAGAAGAATTAAAATGGTTGCGTAAAATGATGTGGGCTTTAATCATAGCTATTATGGCATCTCCTTGGATACAACGACTTTGGGGCGGATAGAATGGGATCTAGGGTAAAAACAGGCCCCAAACCTTCTCCTTGCGAAGTCACTTATTATAGAAAAGGCGGTGCGGTTTCTAGTAAGTCAAAAGGTAGCAAAATCTGCCCAGAGGGAAAAGCTTGGGCAAAAAGAACTTTTGATACTTATCCTAGCGCTTACGCTAATTTAGCTGCTTCAAAATACTGTAAAGATCCTAATTACGCTAAAAAGTCTAAAGGCGGAAAGCGAAAAGGCAAATAATGGGTAAGTTGCAAGATTGGGTAGATGAGGAATGGGTCCGCATAGATAGCTCAGGTAACATTGCAGGAGCTTGTGGTACGTCAAAAAACAAGAAAAACCCGGATCGCTGCTTGCCTAAAGCAAAGGCGCAGAGTTTAAGTAAATCAGAAAGAGCTTCAACGGCCCGTAAAAAGAAACGAGAAGGTTCCAAAGGTAAACAAGTTGTTTCTAATACAGAAAAAGCTAAAGTTAGAAAAATGGAAAACGGTGGGGTTGTTGCTATAGGTTGCGGTAAAATTTTGCCGGACAGAAAAAAATACACTACTGGCGCGGTTTCTAAAAGAGTATGACGTTTTTTATTGGAGATCCTGTAGAAAAGGCAGTGGTAGATGAAATTAGGTCTTGGTCTGAAAAGATATTAGAAAAACCTAATAAATTTTTTAATAATTTAGCGCCATGCCCTTTTGCTAGAGGGGCCTGGTTAGATGATAAAGTAGCTTTTTTGTTTAAAAACGAAGACAGCTATCAAGATTTATACACGGCTTTGTCGCAGTGGACAGACACTCATGACCTAGCCATACTGGTTGATTTTACGTTTGATGAGGATTCTGACAAATTTCATGCGTTTTTAGACGAGGTAAATACTGCAATTTCAAAAGGTTTTTTTATAGATAGAGATATGTGGGTTATGGGATTTCATCCTTATGATGAAGCTCCAGAGTTTTCGGAAGAAGCTGATTTTGAACCGTTGACTGAAGTAAATTATGCAATGGTTTTTGTTCAAAGACTGTCTAAATTGCAAGAGTCTGCGTACAAAATCAAGAAAAACGGGTATTATGATAGATATGATGAGGAGTATAATGCTTCTCATATTTTCAAACGTAGGGAAGAACTTTACAGGAGATTAAAAAATGGCGATGTCACCTAAGAAAATGCGCGGCGGCGGTATGGTTAAGAAAATGCGCGGCGGCGGTATGGTTAAGAAAATGAAAAAAGGTGGTGAGGCTACTAACGGCATGAGCGTTGCAGAGCTTCGCGCAAAGGCTAAAGCAAAAGGGTATAAGTTAGTTAAGGCAACCTAATTATGGCTACTTCAGGAAGCAAAGATTTTGAGTTAGATGTAGCAGATTACATCGAAGAGGCTTTTGAGCGTTGTGGCTTAGAAGTCCGGACCGGTTACGACCTAAAAACGGCTAAAAGGTCTCTTAATCTTATGCTTGCTGACTGGGCTAATCGTGGGTTAAATCAATGGACGATTAAACAGCGGTCTTTAACGCTTGTCGCCAATGATGGCGAATATGATTTATCTGCTGATGTAATAGATGTTCTGTCTGTAGTGGTCAGAGTTTCGGGTACCGACTATTCATTAGAGCGATTAAGCCGAGATGAATATTTAACTATACCCACCAAAACAACATCGGGTAGACCTAATCAATTCTTTTTGGATAGGCAGCTTACGCCTAACTTAAAAGTATGGCCTGTCCCTGACAGCTCTACTTCGTACACTGTGTACTATGATGCTTTGACTCGAATGGATGACGCAGACACTTTTACTAACACAATGGATCTTCCTTTTAGGTTTTATCCTTGTTTAGCGGCGGGTCTGGCGTATTATTTATCTTTGAAGAAAAACCCTAAGATGACTCCCATGTTAAAAACTATTTATGAAGAAGAGTTTCAAAGGGCCGCTGAAGAAGATCGAGATAGAGCCTCTTTTAACGTAGTTCCAAAGTTTAGTTACTACAGGTCGGGATAATGGCTAAGTTTGCATCAGGTAAAGATTCTTATGCTATCTGCGATAGATCCGGGTTTAGGTATCCGTATAAAGTTATGCGTCGAGAATGGAACGGATTACTGGTTGGCCCCGACCAATATGAGCCGAAACACCCTCAATTGGGCCCGTTTCGAAAAGTATCCGATCCTCAAGCTTTACAAAACGCAAGACCGGACAGGATAGAGCCTGTTACTGTTTACGTAGGTGTTCCTTCAGTGGAAAACGAAAATTTAAAACCTGTTACAGGATTTGGTCAAGTTGGTTTGGTTACGGTGACGACATCATGAGTTTTACATATGCACAGTTAAAACAAGCGGTTCAAGATTACACAGAAAACGACGAAACGTCGTTTGTGAATAATCTACCTATATTTATTCGTCAAGCCGAAGAACGTATTTTAAAAAACATTCAGCTTAGTTTTTTCAGAACAAATGCGAGCGGTATACTTACTTCGGGTAATCAGTATCTGAATTGTCCTAGTGATTTCTTAGCTCCTTTTTCGTTGTCTTATATTGATGCCAACAATGATCACCAGTTTTTGGAGTTTAAAGATTCTGATTTTGTTCAGGCATTTAACCCAGATCCAACGACAACTGGAGGTCCTCGCTATTATGCTGTTTACAACATAGATAACTTTATCATTGGGCCTACTCCAGACAGCTCCTACAATGTAGAATTACATTATTTCTATCGACCTGCAAGTTTGACGGCAGGGTCGGATAGTGGAACAACGTGGCTTAGTGAAAACGCTGAAATATCCATGCTTTACGGAACATTATTAGAAGCTTACACTTATATGAAGGGTGAGGCTGATTTAATGGCTTCTTACGAAAAACGATTTGCTGAGGCTATGCTTGGTCTTAAGATGTTTGGTGAGGCTAAAGAAGTTACGGATGAGTATAGAACCGGAAAAGTTATACGAGTTAAACAATGATTACTACGGAAGCTTTAAATTTAAATGTTGGTGGAAATTTTGCGGTTAATGTTGAAACAACAAATAATCGGGGGTTTACGCCAGAAGAGATAGCCGAGCGATGTGCGGATAAAATTATATCTATATCAGATACGGCGGACCCTATAATTAGAAATCAAGCTCATGCTTTTAGGAATCACGTGGTTAAAGTTATTTCTTTATACATGAGAGAAGCTATAAAAAGTGATAGAACAACAATTTTTAACGCCATAGTTGACGCTGGACAACCAGAGTTAGCTGAATTAATAAGGAGACTTTAATATGGCCATTACCCAAGCAATGTGCACATCGTTCAAGAAAGAATTGATGTTTGGTGCACATGATTTTGCAAACGGCGCAGACACTTTTAAGTTGGCGCTATACACTTCATCAGCAACATTAGATGCCTCCACTACGGCTTTTTCTGCTACTAACGAGGCTAGCGGAACAGGTTACACTTCTGGTGGAGCAGCTTTGACAAACGTAGATCCAAGTACTAGCGGTACAACGGCTCTTACAGATTTTGCTGATTTGACGTTTACTACAGCGACAATCACGGCAAGAGGTGCTTTGATATATAACACTACTCCAAACACGACATCGATTGCTTTAACGAATCCTTCCGTAATTGTTTTGGATTTTGGTGCAGATAAGTCTAGTACCGCTGGTGACTTTACTATTGTTTTCCCTACTGCTGACGCTAGTAACGCAATTATTAGGATAGCGTAATGGCTGATGTCTCCGTCCCATTTACTGGGTGGGGACGTGGCACGTGGGGTGAACTCACGTGGGGGGAAGGTTCTGTAACGGTTACAGCAGCCTCCGGTCAAGTAGGTTCTGTCTCCGTCTCCGCTACAGCAAACGTACCGAGTACGGGGCTGTCTGCGACTGCATCAACCGGGTCTGTTTCGGTTGTTACTGATGCGGTTTCAAATGTAACTGGAAATGAAGTTACGGCCTCACCTGGATCGGTAACAATCACGGGTGATGGAACCGTAACTCTTACGGGAACAGCGGCTACTACTGCCGTTGGAACAGTAAGTGTGGGTGTTAGACAGACTGTTACTCCAACAGGGGTATCTTCAACAAGTTCTGTTGGAAATGTAAGTTTAACTACTGATCAGAATGTTTCAGCGGCGGGTATTTCTGCAACCGGGTCGGTTGGTAATGTAAGCTTGATTACAAACCAGACTTTTTCTGTTACGGGTGAGTCTGCGACCGCTTCGGTTGGAGATGCAGAAGCTCGTACGGGACAAGTTGTTACGCCAAATGGAATATTTACCACCGGCTCTGTTGGCAACGTAAGTTTCATCACAAATCAGAATGTTTCAGCGGCAGGTATTTCTGCAACCGGGTCGGTTGGTAATGTAAGCTTGATTACAAACCAGACTTTTTCTGTTACGGGTGAGTCTGCGACCGCTTCGGTTGGAGATGCAGAAGCTCGTACGGGACAAGTTGTTACGCCAAATGGAATATTTACCACCGGCTCTATTGGAAATGTAAGTTTCATCACAAATCAGAATGTTTCAGCAACAGGTGTCGCTGCAACAGGGTCAGTTGGAACGGCGGCTATTAAAGAAGATGTTTCGATAAGTTTGACCGGAGTATCTTCTACTAGCGCAATAAATTCAGTTACGGTAACGAATGATGCCTCTGTAGTCATTTTGAATGGTGAGCAAGGTGTAACTGCGGTAGGAAGCTTTGTAGTACAACCTGATGCAAATATACCTACAACAGGCGTATCCGCTACGGGTTCGGTTGGTTCGGTTACCACTAAAGTTGGGCAAGTTTTAAATCTCACCGGGATAGGGGCAACTGCCTCTGAAGGCACAGTTACGGCATCCAATAGGACAAATGTTTTCCTTACGGGTGAAAGTGCGTCAGGAGTTGTTGGCCAAGTGTTAGTTTGGAGCAAAATAAGCCCCTCTCAATCACCTAATTGGGAAAAGATAGCGGCCTAAACTACAATAACTTATAATTAATGTGTTAATATTTGATTTTATCAAAGGATAAAAAATGCCTAGTTCATATACCTTAAATAATGGAATTGAGCTCATAGCCACAGGAGAACAATCCGGGTCATGGGGCACAACCACAAACACCAATTTAAGCTTAATTGATACGTCATTAGACGGTCAAATAACAATTACTCTTCCTTCTGCGGGTAGTTCCGGATCACCCAATAGTTTACCCATTAACGATGGTGTGGATTCTAATGGTAGAAATAGGTTTATTATCTTTAACGATGGCGGTGATTTAGGTGCGTCAGCTTATGTTCAATTAACACCTAACGACGCAGAAAAAATTATTTATATTAGAAACGCTTTATCCGGAAGCAGAAGTATTCTTGTTTTTCAAGGTACTTATAACGCCTCTAATGATTATGAAGTTCCTGCCGGTAAAACAGCGGTCATTCATTTTGACGGGGCTGGAACAGGCGCGGTAGCTGCAAACGTTTTTAACAACGCTCATTTTGATGCGCTAAATATTGTTGGAGCTGTTTCTGCGGGAAGTATGACTTTGGGCGGAGCCCTTTCTGCGGGAAGTTTAACGCTAACTACTGATTTAGCCGTTGCTGAAGGGGGAACAGGAGCATCTGATGCCGCTACAGCAAGGACAAATTTAGGTCTTGCGATTGGAACAGATGTTCAAGCATACAGTTCTTCTCTTGATGATTTTGCAGGGTTAACCGCTACTGATGGTAATTTTATTGTTGGCGACGGTGCTAACTTTGTAACGGAAAGTGGTTCTACTGCTAGAACTTCTCTAGGTTTAGGGACTATTGCTACACAATCCGCCGCTAGTGTATCTATTACTGGCGGCTCTATTTCAGGTATTACGGATTTAGCTGTAGCCGATGGTGGTACCGGAGCATCTGATGCAGCCACGGCAAGGACTAATTTATCCGCTGCTGCTTCAGGGGCTAACTCAGACATTACTTCTTTATCAGGTTTAACTACACCATTATCTGTAGCACAAGGCGGTACAGGTGCTACAACTTTGACCGCTAATAATGTAGTTGTAGGTAATGGTACTTCTGCCCCTAATTTTGTTGCTCCAGGTACATCAGGCAATATTTTAACGTCTAATGGTACTACATGGACAAGCACTGCTCCTGCAGCTTCAGGTGGTTTTGATGCAGGTACTAAAATGGCTTTTAACCAAACTGCCGCTCCTACTGGATGGACTAAAGATACGACAGCGGCTATTAATGACTCTATTTTACGTTTAGTAACGGGTACCGCAACTAGTGGGGGTGCAACAGGATTTAGTACTTATAATGGCGCTACCACAACTGGAGCTACCACATTGAGTACTGCTCAAATTCCAAGCCATAGTCACACTTACCAAAAAGTCGGCACAGGTGAGGGCCAGCAAACAGGGCAAAACCAGAATCCTTTCAGCACTGTTAGCACAGGCGCAGCAGGTAGTGGTGGTTCTCATACTCATACTCTGACTAAAAACATTAAGTTTTACGACTTTATTATTGCTTCAAAGGATTAATGGCAAAAAAGGACGTTAAAACAATATGCCCAATAACTAAAGGGACTTTCCCTGAAACTTGTAGTATGTGTAGCTTTTGTATACAGCAAGATAACAAAAGAGTAGGCTGTGCTATAAGAAAAAATATCAGAGAGCTATTAAACAAAAAAGCAGTGGCGAAAGAAATAAATAAATCTTTTATTATATTTAAAGATGAAATAGTAGATTCAATTAATAAGGTAAATCAATGGCTGTAGACAAAGTAAAGCTGTGCCCTTGGTTAGGAGAGGCTTGCATTGAAGACGGTTCAATTAGAGAAGGTAAGCTTGTAGGCTGTAATTTTTGGGTTACTATTGCAGGAAGAGACCCTCAAACAAACAAAGAAATAAATTCAGGCGATTGTGCTATTAACTGGATACCCATGCTATTAATAGAAAATAGTAAAGTTAGCAGAGAGACTGGAGCAGCGGTAGAATCATTTAGAAATGAAATGGTAAAATCCAATAAGACAACACAACATATCTTATTAGAAAAAACAAAAGAAACTAATATTAGTAATTTAATTGAGGTGAAAAATGAAACTAACGATAATTCCTAGTGACGGTGCCGTATATATTGATAATTATTGTTTTTTAGAATTAGCTTTATCGGGTATACCTGCTAATGTTCATGCCTTACAGTGGGATCAAACTAAAGGATGGATTGAATACACTGATGGATCTTTAAACGAAGATATTACAGAGCTGCCAAGTTGGACCACTAGCTGTATTAATCTGTGGAATGAAGCTAAAGCAGCAGAAGAAGAAGCTAAAGCAGCAGCAGAAGAAGAAGCTGCAAATCAGGCCTCTGTTTAATGCAAGAGAAACCTCTAGTATATTTAAAGACGGATCCTTTCCCTCATGCTGTAATAGATAATTTTTATAACAAGGAAGAGCTAGACTTACTTTGGAAAGAAATAGAGTACTTATCGTCTCCAAATAGAATGGTAAAGTCAGGGGAAAAGTTAGGTACAGCAAAAGAAAAGCTGTCAGCAACAACACTATCAGACGGCTATGGAATCTTCTTAAATCGTATCTTTAAAGAGAGCACTTACTCTGATATTTTAACTATAACAGATAAAATATTTAATCAAGCTCTGCTTGATTCAATAGCAGCCTTAGATCCCTTACTTAGAGATGTATCTGACTTAAATACTAGTGGAACTAAACTAAGATATTATGAGGATACTGAGGAATATAAGAGTCATGTAGATGGCTATAGATACACCATGATAAGTTATTTTTATAAAGAACCAAAAGCTTTTACTGGGGGCGATTTGCACTTTAAAGACTTTGACTATACGATAGAAATTAAACCTAATAGAGTAGTATTTTTTAAAAGTTGCCTCTATCACGCTTCTACTAAAGTAGTTACAAATAAATTTTCTAAACCTTTTTCAGGAAATGGTAAGTATTCAATAACAAAGTTTTTGGATATTAAATATGATGATTAAATATGCTGATTAAATATGATAATTTTTTATGTAGTCAAGAAATAGGTTATGTAACAAGTATTATAAATAGCCCAAGATGGAGTTGGGGACATTATTCTAACGAGTCAAGCGAAAATTTTTTTTGGAAAATACACGGACTAGAAGAAGACTCTTTTTTTAGTGAGCGGATACTGAACAAAATTAAAGAGGTAACTAGAGACGATTTTACAGTAGATCGAATTTATATGAATGGGCATACTGCGGGAGGGTCAGGGAAGCCTCATCAAGACACTAAAGACGATAATGGAAGAACTTTTTTAATTTATTGTAATCAAGATTGGCAGCCTAAGTTTGGAGGGGGAACTTCTTTTTTAAAAGAGGATGCTGTTTTAGGAGATGTAGTTACGGTTTCTTACACTCCCAATTCTGCTATTTACTTCCAAAATAACATATTTCATTTTGCCTCTCCGATTAGTAAAGACTTCAATGGGCTAAGAGTTACACTAGCATTTAAACTATTGAAGTCTTAACATGAAATATTCAATCTTTCACACTTCACATTGTGGGAGTACATTATTAGCTTGTATGTTAAGTAGTTCAGTAGATACCATTACAGAACCTAAATGGTCTCATGATATTGTATCTACTAATGACATGACTAAAAAAATTCAACTAATTAAAGATAATCATAAAGACCACTTATTAGTTAAATATTCAAGTTTATGTACAGAAGTTGCTCCTAATATAGACGGTAAAAAAGTATTTTTGTTTAGAAACATACTTGACCATTTAAATAAATTACAAGGTAACATACAAGAAGCTAAATTTTGGTTATATCGTTGGAATAATTTATTAGAAAGTTCAGATGTTTTATGCATGTCTTTCGAACAGTTTATGGAAGATAAACATAAAGCTTGTAAAGAAATTTGCAAACATTTTGAAATTGAATATAAACCTGTTAAAGATATAGATTTTCATGTAAAACAAGCAGGTTATAATCATAATGATAACCCCATAAGAATATGAAAATCCTTGTAATGGGACTTTCAGGTAGTGGAAAAACTACATTAGCAGACGAATTACAAAGGGTATCAAGATTTCCAAGAATTAATGCAGACAAAGTTAGAGCTGAGTATAATGATTGGGATTTTAGCAATGAAGGCAGACTACGACAAGCAAGACGACTCAAGAAATTGTCTGAAGAGTATGCGAGAAGTATAACAGATTTTATAGCCCCCACAGAAGAGATAAGAAAGATTTTTAAGGCTGATATAACAATATGGATGGACACTGTAAGTAAGAGTAAGTATGAGGATACAGACAAAGTATTTGAGATTCCAACCACGTATGACTATAGAGTAACTACTAAAAACGTAAAAAAATGGGCTTTATTAATATATAAAAACGCAATAAATTCCGATAAATATGTCAAAAAGGTTATACTATAGATAGAAAAATGTTTTAAGCTCCCCAAATATGCCTTTAACTAAATTACAGTTTAAACCCGGTATAAACCGAGAGACCACTTCTTACAGTAATGAAGGTGGTTGGTTTGACGGGGACAAAGTCAGATTCCGCTTTGGATACCCTGAAAAAATAGGTGGTTGGACTAAGCTAACGCCTAATTATTTTTTAGGTACAGGTAGAACCCTACACGGGTGGCTTGCTTTAGATGGATCTAAATATCTTGGATTAGGTACTAATTTAAAGTATTACCTAGTTGAAGGTCAAGGTTTTTATGACATAACGCCCATCAGAGAAACGACTGCGGCGGGTGATGTTACCTTTTCTGCTTCTGCTAACACTTTGGGGGCTGACGTAGCCACCGGAGATTTAACCATAACGTTAACTAGCGCATCGGGTTTTCCAAATAATGGTCGAATCAAAATAAATAGTGAGATTATTACTTATGAAGGAATTTCCTCTAATACTTTGACGGGTTGTAATAGGGGCCAAAACGGTACTACCGCCGCGTCTCATACTTCAGGAGATGCTGTTCTTTGTGCAACAATCATCGTATCTGATACTAATCATGGTGCGGTTGATTTTGATTTTGTTACTTTTTCGGGGGCAGCAACTTTTGGCGGTAATATTACGGCTAATGTTATAAACCAAGAGTATCAAATCACTCACATTGTTAATGCTAATGAGTATTATGTAGAGGCTCGCGCTGAAAATACTAGTATTGACTCAATTACGATAACCGGTGGTTTAGATCCTAGCTATGTTTTCGCAAACTCTAGTGATTCAGGCAATGGCGGCGCATCGGTTGTAGGAACCTATCAAATTAATGTGGGTTTGGACACGGTAGTTGGAGGAACTGGCTGGGGAGCGGGAGCTTGGAGCCGTGGAACGTGGGGATCGGCTGCTTCGACTACGGTAACGACTGATGAATTACGTATTTGGACAGACGATAACTTCGGAGAGGACTTATTAATAAATATCAGGGATGGTGGTATTTATTACTGGGATGCTTCTTCTGGTAAAACTAATCGAGCAGTCGAATTATCTTCATTGGCGGGTTCAAATTTAGCTCCAACGGTAGCAAAACAGGTGTTGATATCTGATCGAGATCGTCACGTGTTAGCTTTTGGTTGTGACCCTGAAAATGACATAGGAACTCAAGACCCGTTGTTGATTCGTTTTTCTGACCAAGAAAGTCTTACGGATTGGCAAGCTTTGCCTACTAATACGGCGGGAGATTTACGTATTGGTACGGGCTCCGAAATTATTATGGCGGTGGAAACAAGGCAGCAGATTCTTGTGTTTACTGATGTTTCGTTACATACGCTTCAATTCTTAGGACCGCCGTTTACTTTTGGTATTAACACGGTTTCTCAAAACGTGACCATAGCGGGTCCTTTGGCAGCGGTTTCTGTGGAAGACAAAGTATATTGGATGGGTCAAGAAGAGTTTTATGTATATGGCGGTGCGGTTCAAAGAATACCGTGTAGTGTCAGGGATTACGTGTTTAGTAATCTTAACGAAGAACAATTTGAAAAAGTAAAGGCTGCCTCTAATACAGCTTTTTCTGAGGTATGGTGGTTTTACCCATCTTTGGCTTCTACTGAGAATGATAGTTATGTTGTGTTTAATTACGACCAGAATATATGGTATTACGGTACTTTAAATAGAACGGCATGGTTGGATCGCGGTTTTGAGACAAACCCGATATCAGCAGGTTCGGACAACGTTTTGTATTACCAAGAGTCTGGGTTTGATGATGGCAGCAGTAATCCTTCAACGGCTATTTCTTCTTATGTAGAAAGTAGTCAGTTTGATATATCGGATGGCGATAACTTTATGTTGGTTAGCCGTTTAATACCCGATGTAACCTTTAGGAATAGCTCCGCGTCGTCGCCTAGTGTAACTATGACTGTCGAGGTTAGAAATTTTCCGGGAGGTCCGTATACAAACAGCACAGGAAGTGCGGTTACTAAGACGGCATCGGTTCCTGTAGAACAGTTTACGCAAGACGTTCGTTTACGGTTACGCGGTCGTTCTATGGCGTTTAAGATAGACAGTAGCACTACGGGGGTTTCTTGGAGATTGGGTTCTCCTCGAGTAGATGTCAAGCCAGACGGGCGTAGATAATGTCTAGGAATCTGGTATTACCGTTTTTTCCATTACCCCCAGCGGAGTATGATCAAGTTTATTTAAATGAAATTGTTCGATCTTTTTCTGTTTACTTGCAGCAGATACAAAATCCAGGTGAGGGCAGAAACACCAATATTGTTCTTACTAATTTACAAACAGACGATAGCGGATTAGAGGTAGGGGCTTTGTTTCAACAGGCAGGATTTGTTAAAATAACCTTAGCTAATATGCCTCATGTCGGTGGTCAGTCTGCAACAGGCTCTGTAGGGAGCGTAACGGTGACTATATCATGAGCGACGAAACAATTATTACTATGGCTAATGGCTCCAAATGGAGACCTTCCACCAGCCAAGACCTCATTCATTGCGCTAATTGCGGCAATGCGGTGGACACCCCTGAAGAATTACTATCATATCCGTCTGGAAATTGCCCAGATTGCGGTAATTCATGGACGGGGACCGAAAGTAAAAGTACAATAATTCAAGTAACTATGCCTGAGAGCATATCTGGTGGAGCAGGATAATGGCTGAGATGACCGCAGAAATGGATCAAATACAAGTCCCTGATGGGGGTGTAGCTAGTTTTATGATGTCCGACGAGGACATTGCTAATTTAGAACGAGAAGAAGATCAACAACTAGCTGAAGAAGTTTACGGCGGCGAGGGCATTAGTCAGTTTACTGATATGGCTGCTCAGATGGCTTCTCTAGGCCGTTTTGGCGATGACGTTATTGTTCACGCTCAAACGGGTGAGTTGGTTATTCCTAAGAAGATTTTAGACGACAACCCTGAAATAAAACAAATGGTGTTTGAGCAACTGATGGCTCAAGGGGTGGAAGACCCTGAGCAGTATGTTGTGGGTTCTGGCTCGGCTTCGATTAATCCAGAGACAGGTTTACCTGAGTACTTTTTAAAGCGTGCTTATAGAGCTGTTAAGAAAACTGTCTCTAGCGTAGCTAAAGGCGTAAAAAACGTAGCCAGCAAGGTTGTCCAGGTAGCCAAGAAAGTTGCTCCGATTGTATTGCCGATTGCCCTGACTATGCTGTTCCCTGCTTTGGGCCCTATATACGGTGCAGCGCTTGGATCAGGTATTGGAACCTTAGTTCAAGGCGGGAGTTTTAAAGACGCGCTTAAATCTGCGGCTATTTCCGGGTTGACAGGAGCGGCCTTTCAAGGATTTACCGGACCTGGAACATTTACTGAAAACATAGGCGCGGCCTTAGAAGCTCCGGGGGCACGTTTTGCTCAAGTAGGCGGTCAATTAAAGAGTGGTTTTAGTGGTCAAGGATTTAACTTCGGGCAAAAATTTGCGGGAGCGTCTTCTGGTCTATCACCTTCTGGTGAAGCTCCGGCTGATTATAGGGGCGCAGATTACCAAGGCGTTCCAGATTCGGCTTTTGATCAAGTAAATAATCCGGGATTAAGCGCAGAACAGATTCAAGCAAGAGATCTTTCCATTGCTAACTCTCAGAATAACATGTCCGGCTATAGTGCATCGGGATCTAGTAGTGCTCCTCAGTATTCTATGGCGGGTCAGGCTAACGTTCCGGGAGGTGGTGCTCCGGGAGGTGGTGCTCCGGGTGCCGATCCGAGCGCGGGTACACAAACCTCTTTTATGGACAAGCTTGAATCTGGGTATAACAAAACAAAAGACTTTTTGTTACCTTCGGGGCCTACTCCTGAAGAAGTAAGAGCTTTGCAAACAGCTTCGTATAACGCGGACATTGCAGCGGGATTACCTCCAGAGTTAGCTGCATCTAATGCAGCAAAAATCACTGGCGAACAAACTTTATTACAAAAGTATGGCCCCCTAGCAGCAACCGGTTTAGGGGCGATGTACTTAAGCGGCGGTTTTGACACGCCGGAGCCCACCCCAGAAGAAGACTCACCGCTTGGCGTGAAGCGTGGTCCGACCGGCATAGATTTATTTGAAGCCAATCCCGGTAAATACACTGTAGACGTTGCTACTCCTGCCCCAATAACTT